ACTAGAAGAGTTAGAAAACGCTCAAGTTTTATTTGGAGCTTCGTTTAATCTAAACGCTCACTACGGTTTAGAAAGCAGACGGGGTGGTCCAGAAGATGAATTACGTGGTCGAATAATGTCTAGAGTTACTTGTCTTAAAATGCTATGTTCGCACCCAGACTTACTACGCACCAGCGCAGAAAAGTTTAAATTAATGAATGGAGAGGGTTCTGCTTATGCTTACGAACTTATTGATACTGGCGCTCTTGACGGGATTATTGGTTCACCTAAATTGGATTACTTGGTCCAATACGTTAAAGACTTTTTGGAACAAGATGAGGTTAACAAAGTAGTTATATTTGCAACATACGTAGATATGCTAGACATGATTGCTGATAGGTTGGGACCAGAGCAATGTCGTTTATATTCTGGCAAGTTAGATGCAAAAACTAAAGAGGCTAACAAAGTAGTTTTCAATACCGACCCTAACGTCCGAGTACTTATTAGTTCCGACGCTGGCGGTTATGGTGTAGACCTACCTTCAGCCAACCTACTTATTAATTACGATTTGCCTTGGTCTTCAGGCACAGCTACTCAAAGAAATGGTCGCATCATACGAGCCTCATCTAGGTTCAAAACTGCAGTTATACAAGACATCCTCATAGGTGGGTCTGTTGAAGAGCGCCAATGGCAAGCCCTTCAATTTAAAACATCTGTGGCAGATGCGGTTGTAGATGGTGAAGGAATTGACTCAGAAGACGGAATTGATATGACTATTACCAGTTTAAAGGCCTTTTTGATTGGGTCGAGCGTCTAGAATATACGGATGCCAAACGCACCTAAGACCCCTACGCGTACTATACGCGTACCTGATGACCTATGGAAAGCCGTCCAGAAGAAGGCTGCCAAAGAGGGCGTCACAGTCACAAGCGTAATCATTACCGCGCTTGAGTCGTATCTACTTGACAAGTAAATAGTTCAGGATTAGATTGTTGTCCCTAACCAGGGAGCAACATGGAACTATCAGTAGTCAAAAATAACTTACGTCAATACCTTGCCCTTAAAAGTGAGATTACCCTTTTAAGTTCGCGCCAAAATGAATTAAAAGCGCGTTTAGATTCAGCTATGGAAGAGGTAGAAGTTAATGAGAGTGGTCACAGAGTACTTCTAATTGAAGACGAAGCCACTGGTGATGTAAAAATTACTCGCCAACGCAGGGTATCAAAAAATTTAGATATAGATAAGGCAGAAGAAGTCCTTTCTAAAAAAGGTATTAAAGACGCATGTATTAAGATGGTTCCTGTATTAGATGAAGATGCCATTATGACTGCCTTCTACGAAGGCTATCTAACCGAAGAAGATATTGACTTTATGTTTCCATCAAAAACTAGCTATGCCTTTATTGTGGACGCTAAATGACAGATGATTTAATTGATTCTACTTTTGCTGGCTTGGATGTTTATTATCCAGGCAGTAAGCGTAAGCGCAAAACCCCAGAACCTAAAAAGCCAGAGATAACTCTGGATGCTGGTTGGGATTCAAAACTATATAAGAAAACACTTCCCAACGGTAAAGACGTTGAGATGTTTACTATTGGTGCGCTTGCGGGAGCACTAGGACGCCCTGTAATAACCATACGTGCATGGATTAAAGAGGGCTACCTACCTGCTTCACCCTACAGACTTCCTACTAAAAAGGATGTAAATGGGGAAGACCATCTAGGCCGTAGGCTGTATTCACGGGCAATGGTCGAATCAGTAATCAAGTTATTTGAGTCGGCTGGACTGCTGTACGTAAAGCGTATAGAATGGTCCTTACACCGACAGCTCAGTAATGAGATTGCCGAGGCTTGGAGTAAAATCCGTGCTGATGAAACAACCTAAAAACAAAACTATGATAAAAAGGATATGCAAACATGGCAATAGACAAAACAGCAGAGTACGCAGTAGAGAACGACGAGTTCGCTAACTTGGATACTCCAATTACAGACCGCCCAGCTCAATCAACCAGCACAGCAATTCAAACTGGTTGGGGAGCAGCGTCAACTAACACTTCATCAGGAATGGAATTCCCTAAGGAATTTAAATTTGTTGATGGTGAATTTCAGATTGTAAAGTTCTTGGACGAAGAAGGTCCATTTGCAGTCTATAAGCAACACTTCCTATCTCAAGTAACAACAGGTCGCCGTTCTTATGTTTCTACAGGACATAATGACCCGTTGATTACTAAACTTGGCAGCAAGCCAGAAGAAAAGCGCGCATTTAGTATTGCTAACTTGAGCGCTGCTGGTGGACCACAACGCCAAATGTTAATCGCATCCCCACGACTATATAAGTCGCTACATGCCGCTCACTTCTCACCTCAAGGACCATTGACCAAGAACTATTGGGCAATTAGTCGTTCAGGTAAGATGGCTGCAACTGTTTATCACCTTAATGCTATTAAGCCTCGCGACCTTGCTGAGGACTGGGGCATTACTGATATTAATGCAATTGAAGCAGCAGTAGTAGCAATGAAGCCTTTTACACATGCAGATATTAAAGAGCACACTGTAGAAGAGCTTGAAGCAGTAGCAAACTCACTGCTTTAATAACTGGTTGTTGGAGGGTTAGTCTCATACCCTGGTTCTAACCCTCCAGCTTTAAACATGGGGAACACAATTTGAATATTATTACTACCAAAGAACAACTTGAAGAGATGGTTGAGTACTATCTCCAGCAAGACGCATTTGCTTTTGACGTGGAAACTGTTGGTGACCGTCGAGGCGTACCTGCTGTTAATGAGGTTCTATGGATTAGTCTTGCCACACACGGGCGTGGAGATGTAATACCAATGGGTCATCCAAATGGAGATTTTTTATTTGAAACTTTTCCATTAACAGGTCAAGGTGAAAAGAGAGCAGCAGAAGGTTTGCCACCACGGGAATTGGATTACTCACGAGATAAAAAGAAAGCTATTAAAACTTTTGGTCCAGCGCCAGAACAGTTATTTCCAGCAGAGGTATTTAAGGCGCTTAAACCATTAATGTTTAACGATAAGATTCTTAAGATAGGCCACAACCTAGTATTTGATTTAGGTTCAGTTACAAAATACTATGGAGAAACACCAATAGGGCCTTACTTTGACACCCTTATGGCTTCTTTTCTTTATAACAATAGAAACGCAGGTAAGTTAGGTCTTGATGACTGTTTACAAAGAGAATTTGGTTACTCAATGGTTAAGGGCATTGGGTATATGGTTGAGATTTACTCTTTTACTGAGGTTGCTAAGTATGCCTATCTTGACGCTAAGTATACATTCCTTCTATGGAAAGAGCTGGTTCCAAAGCTAGAAGCAGCAGACGTCACTACTGTTATGGATTTAGAGATGGACGTTCTTAAGGTCTTATGCGACATGAAATTAACAGGAGCACCAGTAGATAAAAATACTTTAGAGATGTTGCACGAAAAGCTTACTAAAGAGATTGAGGTAATTACCTCAGATATTTATCGCATTGCTGGTCAAGTATTTAATATGAATTCTAATCAAGAGAAGCAATACCTATTGTATGGTCCTGTAGAAGAGGGTTGTAGAGGTCTTAAGCCTGTTATGCGCACAGGTAAAGGGGAAAAGATATTTATTCAACAAGGTGGTGAGGCACTAACCTATAAGGAGTACTCAGTATCAGCCGAGTCTTTAGAGCCTTTTCGTGAGAAAGATGAATTGGTTGGCAAGCTTCTTGAGTATCAGGACCTTAATAAGTTAATGACTACCTATGTAATACCTTACCTAGGTGGAGAAATTACAAAGACTGTTAATGGAAAGTCTAAGACAGAAGAGAAAGAAAGCCTACTTATCAACGGCCGTATTTATGGAGACTTTGTTCAATGGGGCGCCGAGACTGGACGTTTTTCTAGTCGTAACCCTAACCTTCAAAACATTCCTGCCCCAGAAGACCCAGATAAAGTTCCAGAAGACAAACAGTATGGTCGCATGATTCGTAACGTCTTTACGGCCCCAAAAAACTATAAATTAGTTGTTGCCGATTACTCACAGATTGAGCCTCGCATTATTGCGGTAATGTCTAAAGACCCAATTATGATGCAAAACTATGTAGATGGTGGAGACATCTATACCACTGTAGGTGACACCATGGGAGTAAACCGCAAAGCAGGTAAGGCTTTGGTTCTAGCCATTGCATATGGTGTTGGCCCAGATAAAATTGCGCGCCAAATAGGATGTACTCCTCAAGAGGCTAAGAAACTACTTAAAGACTTCTCAGAGAAATTCCCTGCAGTAGACCTGTATCGTTCTAGGGTTATTGGTGTTGCTCGTAATAAAGGGTATGTAACAACTATCCTTAAGCGCAGGCGCTATCTTCCCGAAATTACCTCTAGAAACACGGCAGATAGGGCAAGCGCTGAACGTCAAGCTTTCAACACGCGCATTCAAGGTTCTGCTGCTGACATTATTAAACTTGCTATGATACGGGCACATAAGATGATTCCTAAAGAGGCTAAGCTTCTTTTAACCGTGCATGATGAACTTGTCACCATGGCTCCAGATAATCTTGTAGAGAAGACCAAAGAAGCCATTCGTGAGGCTATGGAAGGTATTAATTTACTTCCAATCCCTCTTATAGCTGATATTAAAATTGTTCAGAAATGGGGCGAAGCCAAGTGAGTTGGTTTAGTAAGTTTTTTAAAAAAGATATTGAGTATCAAACAATTCAGACTGACATACCAATGACTACAATCATGCGCTGGTATCTTTATGACACAGAGTTAGTAGAGCCAAATGAACTTGCAGAGGATATTGGGCTTAGTTTAGTAAGTGAAGAAGGAGATGTTAAAGAGAAAGAAGATAGCAATAATCGCATAAGCGAAATTCTTCATGTCATACCTTATTTAGAAACTATTTCTAACATAAGTGCCAACGTTCTTGTCTCTTTACACCTTAAAGAACTCGAGGAGAATAACCCAGGGGCTTTAGAAGAATTTGATGCAGAAATTTCTAACATGATTACGGTCTATAAAGCAGTAGCTTTATCTACTTTAATAGGTGCTTTCTCAATTGGAGCCGAACTTGACCTTTTTCATATAACAGGTATAACATCAGACATAGAAGTAGATATGGAGAAATACTTAAATGGCGAATAGTGCAGATTGGTTTGCTAAGAAGATGGGTGCACCAGCACCTCAACAACCTAATTACCAACAGCCTACACAACAGGCCCCTATGCAACATCAGACCCCAGCGCATGAATTGATGCAAGAACCACAGGTGCAATCAACTGCGCGTCCAGTTGCCTCAATAGAATCTTCAACATGCCCAGGTTGTGGAAGTAAAAATTACGGCAGGTCTCCAATGGCACCTGAGTCAAAAGCGCGTTGCTATGACTGTGGTTATCCATTGGTTCAATCAGGTAGTGGAATGGGTGCAGCGGGTCCACAAGCAACAGGTGGCCCAGCTATTCCAGCAAAACAAGTTGCCACAGGTGGATGGAATCCACAAGGAATCATTGGACACATTTAATGGCAATAACAGGAGATTTAGCAAAAGTATTTAGCGCTATCAATAAAAAAATGGGCGCAGATACTATTATTTTAGGTTCAGATATTAGAGAAGACATTTTAGATAGATTAACAACAGGTTCAGTTGCTGTTGATGTGGCTCTTGGCGGTGGATGGCCAATTAATCAATGGCATGAAATTATCGGTGAAGCTAGTAATGGCAAGACAGCACTAGCGCTTAAAACTATTGCAGCTAATCAAGCAAAGAACCCAGATTTTACAACCGTGTGGGTTGCTGCAGAACAATGGGTGCCTAAGTACGCAGAAATGTGTGGCGTAGACACTTCACGAGTCTATGTAGTATCAACTAATATAATGGAAGAAGCCTATGAAGCAGTCATTCAAATCGTGGAAAGCAAGGCTGTTGATTGTATCGTTGTTGATTCACTTCCTGCTCTGGTTCCAACATCAGAGAACGATAAAGAAATGGAAGAGTCAACGGTAGGACGTTCAGCCCTTTTAACTAATAAGTTCTTTCGTAAGGTGGGTTTAGCTTCTAAGCGCTCATTGACAGAATACGAAAGGCCATTTATCGGCATAATTATCAACCAATGGCGCTCAAAGATTGGCGTTATGTATGGAGACCCACGCACTACCCCAGGTGGATTAGGCAAGGACTATGCCTTCTTTTGCCGTATCGAGGTAAAGCGAGATGATTGGTTAGAAGAGGGTTCTGGTCAAGAAAAACGCCGTATTGGTCAGTCTATTAAGGTCCGTGTATTAAAGAATAAGTCAGCCCCACCATCTACTACAGCGGTAGTTGACTTCTATTTCTCAGGAGATTTAGCAGGTCAGTTTGATTTTGCTAAAGAGATACTATCTATTGGCATTGTCAATAAAGTGATTGTAAGAGCTGGTGCTTACTATCGGTACGCCGATAGACAATGGCAAGGCAGTGATGCTATGCTTATCTCAATACGGGAAGAGATTGACTTAAAAGAGGCCCTTGAACGGGACGTATTAGACTCCATTAAAGCTGGGTCTAAGTTTGCGTATGAAGAGTAAGGGTCAGAAAGAGTCTCAAAAGCACGAGGCACGATTAGCAAAAGTATTTGATGGTAAGCGCACAGCAGCCAGCGGAGCCTTTTGGAATCGTAAAGGTGATGTTCGTTCCAGTGATTATTTAATTGAGCACAAGTGGACGGGCAAAGCTTCCTTTACCGTTAAAGCAGCGGTTTTGGAAAAGATTGTTAAAGAAGCGATTCTTGATAGTCGGACACCTGTCCTCGGTTTCAGTTTAAATAATGAAAACTACGTTATGTTGACTGAAGATGATTTTCTTGAACTGCTCCATACTCTTCAGGAGCATACATGTACGACGATGTCGGACACAAAGAAGGCTGGCGATATGACGCCAAATGTCAAGGAATGGACACCGAACTTTGGTATCCACCAAGAGACAAATCTAAATATAGAGCTATAGCAGAGGTATCTAAAGCTGTTTGTTACGGCAAAGACGGTTTACCAGAATGTCCAGTGCGTAAAGAGTGTTTATTGTACGCAGAGTCTATGGATGAACAGCACGGTATATGGGGCGGCATGAGCCACCGTGAGCGTAACGCGCTTAAACGTAAAGCTAGTAAAGCTGGCAAAACACTTGAGGAATGGGTAACTATCCACAATTCATGATAGGTTACTCCTATGACAATTAAGCCCAACGGAGCCTTAAAGAAATTTGTAGATATAGGTAAGAAAAATACTAGAGTTCTTGGCTCTGTAGAACGCCACTTATTATCTCGTCCCAAAGATTTATCACGTAGAACAGATGTTCTACATCCATCAGAAATGGTAAGTGCCGATTGGTGCCATAGAGCATCATACTTTCAGTTAACTGGTCTACCAGTAATTGAAACGCGCAAAACAAGTATGCGTTTAGAAACAGTATTTGCAGAAGGACATGCTATCCACGCTAAATGGCAGCATTGGTTTTATGAGATGAACGTTATGTATGGCAAATGGTTTTGCCAGGACTGTGAAGAGATGTTTTGGGGCGGTTCAGATTGTCACGATGGCCCACTTGAATACCGTGAAGTGCCTTTGTATTATGAGCCATTGCGAATATCAGGACATGCAGATGGTTGGTTAGTAGGTCTTGGTGACCCATTAATGCTTGAGATTAAATCTATTGGAGTAGGTACCTTACGATGGGAAGCCCCAGAGCTTCTTATGGATAACGACAATAATTTTGATAAGGCTTGGAAAGCTTTGGATGCTCCATTTATGAAACACATATCTCAAGTTCAAGTTTATATGCGCTTAGCAGAACTTCTAGGTTATGAGAACGTGCCTCAGGAGGCGGTTCTTATTTACGAGGCAAAGCCAAATCAAGAGGTAAAAGAGTTTGTAGTACCAAAGAGCAACTTTGGAACTGACCACATATTTGAAGCGGCTCAAATGATATGCGATGCTATTAAAGCTAAAACGCCTCCGCGGTGTAATATAGGTCCAAACGGTTGCGCTAAATGTAAGGGGTACAATGACTGAGTTAGTAGCACAAGGTGTAGGTAAGAGCGTTCTATCTATATTAGAGGCTCAAGGATTACCACTTAGAAAAAATCTAGATATTGATGTTCCTAAGTTTCCCGTGGACATCACAGCTGTTGATGACCAAGAGCTAATGATATTAGCTACAAAGTACATGGAGAACTACAATTTTATTCGTACACAGGTTGCCCTTGCTGCGCTTGCAGAAATGGAAGCTGAGAACATTTATACAACGGCTGAGGCTAAAGCCTTGTTAAGTAAAAGCAATGGCAAAAGCACAGAGAAAGCCACCATGCTTAAGTCTGCTGTTATTACAGACCCTGAGATTGAAAGCCTTAACTTGGCAAAGATGCACACATACGCATATCGTAAGATGCTAGAGACCATGCAGGATAACCTGGAGCGTTATTACAATCTTACAAGTCGTGAGCTAACTCGTAGAACTTCAGCTAATAGAAATAGATTCTAATGAAAGTGTTTGGCGGTGGCGTTGATGCCACTAAACCTGTTTACTTAGGTATAGACCAGTCCTATACAGGGTTTGCCATTACAGCTATTCAAGGTGAAGATTTTTATTCAGAAGTTTATAAATCTGATAAACATGGAATAGACCGTCTGCGTGATATTCAAGCGCACACCATGAACTGGTTACATCAATTTGACCAGATTGAAGACGTGGCTATGGAAGGCTATGCCTTTGGTTCCCAGATGGCTAATATGCTTGGTGAGCTGGGCGGAATGGTTAAGCTCACACTTTTAGACTTTGGCATCTACCCACTTATAGTCCCACCTACCAACCTTAAGAAGTACGTCACAGGTAAGGGTAATGGTGTGCCTAAAAGCCAGATGCTGCTTTATGTATATAAAAAATGGAATGTCGACATTACAGATGACAACGCCGCTGACTCATATGCCCTAGCCCACTTAGTTTCAGGTGCATATACACTGGGATACGAGAAAGAGGTCTATGATAAACTTCAAGACCCCAAGTTCAGAGAGCGATAGATGACCACTATAGTTGCTGTCCAATATGAGGACCGATGTGTTCTAGCCGCTGATAACCAGGTTACAGACGGTTCTGGGCGCATTTATAGGCATGTAGACATGGCAAAAATAAGTGAACGCGGTGCGTTTTTAGTGGCTGGAAGTGGTGAGGTTCAACCTTGCGACGTGGCCCAGCATATATGGAAGCCGCCTGCCCCTACAGCTGGGGATAAAAAGAACACATATCATTTTATGATTACCAAAGTGATGCCTTCTTTAAGAGAGGCGCTTAAAGCCAACGGTTATAATTTTGATGAAGCTCAAGAAAAAGAAGATAGTGGCCCTAGGTTTCACTTCCTTGTTGCTGTTAATGGGGAGGTCTTTGACATAGCCGACGACCTATCTGTATGCCGTACTGAAGATGGTCTATATGCAGTAGGCAACGGAGCGGCATATGCCCTAGGGGCTTTACATGCTGGCTCAAGCGTACTAGAATCCCTTCAAATAGCTGAGAAGCTAGACGTTTATACATCTGGACCTTTTATTGAAGTGGAACAGTTAAAGTATGCCTAGTTATGATTATAAATGTGAGAAGTGCAGCACCGTGGTAGAGATTACTAGAGCCTTTGATGAGGAAAGTAGTCCTAGTTGCACTTCTTGCCAGTCTTACATGTCTAGAGTATGGACAGCAACACCAGCACACTTTAAAGGTGGCGGTTGGGGAGGAAAATAATGGGAGCACATAAGAATCAAATGAAGATTAAAGCTGCACTTGAAAAGCGTATTGAAAATATGCCTAAAGGTTCAGGTTTTAAAAAGCCAGGTTCTATGAATCGTAAAAAGACTGGTTACGTTAAAGTAAAGCCGTTGCACTAATGGGTTTACTAAACACTTTAAGTAAAATTTGGAAAGGTCAGCCTTTAGATTGGCCACTTCCACATATTATTTCCTCAAACGAATGCATTGCTCGTTGTG